GTCACGCAAGACATCTGTGCTCAGGGGTTGTTGAAGATGCCTGCTGTGTTGCCAACTATGCTTAACTCCAAAGGCCGACCGTCGGACGCGGTCACTTACGGCTTCTGTCGAGTCCGTTGGCACGCAGATGAAGAATGCGTCGCGAAATTTGGAACACGGGATTTTGGTTCTATCAGTGGCTATCGGGCCACTGTATTCCGTGCTTGCTCTCACAACGAGAGAGCTGCCATCTCAGGGCGAGTCATCAAAGCCCTACCAACCCTTGCACAGCCAGAACAGGATATTTCTGATGAGTGGGCGAGGTTGACCGAGGTGGTCCTTGCTAGTTTCAACAAGATTACGAAGGTTGTTATTGGCATCAACTTCGACGAGTGGGTAAGTTCTATGCCGTCGTCGAAACGTGAGATGTACCGCAATCTTCGCAAAGGTATCGTTGAACTAAAACTGTCTAAACGCCCGACTGTGCGCTACGAAGCTACCTGCTTCATCAAGCGCGAAAAGGCTGTTAAACGTGTTTTGGACTACATTACCGTTGAGAAGACCGACCCCTGCATCGGTGTGGGGGTTGAAGGGTTGAAGGACCCCAGGTACATTCAGGCTGCTGATCCTGAGTTCACGTATAAAACTGGGCGCTTTGTGCGGAGGTTCGCGAAGAACTTGCGCAAGGCATTCCTTCCAAAGGCATACGACCACGCGGACCTCGCCGCTGGCCGTCACTTTGTGTACACGTGTGGTATGACCAATGTGGGCATTGGCAAAGCGTATGGCGACTGTCTTCGGATGATCGCGTCCACTCTCCTCCCTGGGGAGCGGATTGTCGTCTTGGAGGACGACCAATCACGCTTTGACATGCACATGGGTGCGAGCACTTTCGACTTCCTGTACCGCGTCTACGACCTCAAGTTGCCCCAACGTGTGGCGACTATGTTGCGTCGTGGGCGTCACTCAGGAGAGAAAACTCCCACCAATTTTGGTCGTAGCCGCTTGCGCACGAAGCATTCCACCGTCCCCGCTATGCAGTCTGGTTGGTCAGATACCTCTGCTGGCGACACTGCCGCTAACATAGCCATGAAGCTCTACATACATGGTGAACACAAGCGGTGGGTGTCCATCGTCTGCGGCGATGATTCTGTCACTGTCATGGTTGACACGGATCTCGCAGCACTCGGATGGACAGACGGTATCGTCTCGCGATACTTCCGCCTCGGCATGGAGGTGGAGGCCATCGTGTCCTATGACCCGCTAGACGCCGGCTTTTGCTCAGGTCGGTTTATAGCGGTTGGTAACACTTTTCTGCTCGTTCCAAAGACCGGTAAACTCCTCTCGAGAATACTGTGTGATACTGTGGACCGAGCGCCAAAGAGAAGGGTAGAGTGGATCCAAGGTATCGCCAATGGTCTCAGACAGTATAACTGGGACCCCATTCTGCTGGCATACGCAGATGGGATCGACCGCCAGGTCGGCATTGGTGATAAGATCCTTGATGACAATCCGTACAAAATCCAGTACGTTGGTAGTCAACCCGTCACGTGGGTTGAGAGCTTGTCGTTTGTCGACAAGTTTTATGGTCTAAATGAGAGGCAAACGCTCGATGTCTGCTCATTCCTCCGGAACGACTTCACGCTTGGAGTCCCGATCCAACATGTCCTCATCGAGGACATGGCGGCG